ATATTATGCAAACTTTATAAAGCGTTTTGTGAAATTTTTGTGAAATTTTTTTATATATGACTATAAAAGAAAGACTTGTCAAGTTCGCTAAATCGAAAGAGCGTTCTGTGCGTGCTTTTGAGCGCGAAGCAGGGCTGACGATTGGTTATGTGAACACAATCCGCGTATCTGTTCAGCCGGATAAACTACAACGCATTGCATCACGTTATCCTGACCTTAATACAGAATGGCTGATGACGGGCGTTGGGCCTATGACCCGCGGCGGCTCTGTGAAGACCTCGACGGCGACAAACAAAGCCGAAACGCCGAATGTATTTACTGCTCCGCTGCTGCCTCTCGCGGCGCAAGGCGGGACACTTAACGACTTTGTTGTGTCAATTAAGATTGCCGAGTGTGAGCGCGTTGTCACGCCGATTCGTGACGTTGATTTTGTTATGACGGTAACGGGTGACAGCATGGCCCCGGACTATCCGAACGGGGCGCAGGTTCTTATTAAAAAGGTCGACGAAACGGCGTTCATTATGCCGTTTCTTCAAACCCTCGGATACGATGTATTTGACCCGACGGAAGTTGTCCCCGAATACACTTGCGATTTAGGGATTAAAAAAGGGGAAAAGATCGACTATGCCATTCATAAAGACGGCCAGCCGATTATTCTGATTGAGTGCAAACATTGGAAAGAAGACCTTACATCGCATAACGGGCAACTGTTTCGTTATTTCCATGTATCCAACGCCCGCTTCGGTATTCTGACCAACGGCATTATCTATCGTTTTTATACCGACTTGGTAGAGAAAAACAAGATGGATGAAAAACCGTTCTTCGAATTCAATATGGAGAAATACCGGGAATCGCAGGTCGATAAATTGCGCGAGTTCCACAAGAGTTATTTCGATGTAGACACGATTCTCAACACCGCCAGTGAATTGAAGTTTACAAATGAAATTCGAAATGCCATTGACCGGGAAATCAACAATCCCAGCGACGAGTTCGTCAAATACTTTGCCCGGCCGATTTATCCCGGCCGTTTCAACGACGTTGTAATGGGGCAATTCCGCGCGATTGTGAAGCAGGCATTTGCGCAATACACCAACGATTACATAAATGAACGCCTTAAATCGGCGATCTCTGCCGATACGGTAGTAGAAAACAAGGTCGATAAAACCGAACAGGGGGCGGATGTGGCCGCAACTTCGGATGAGGCAGAAAAAATAGAGGATAACCGAATCGTAACTACGGAAGAGGAATTGCAGGGATTTTATATCGTTCGGTCAATTCTTTACCCGGAGGTCGACGATATTAATCGCGTGCAGTACCGTGATACGATGTCGTATTTCGGATACCTTGTATTTATCTAACGTATAAACCCTATATTCAGTAAATTGCGAATCGAGGTGAAAAATATTTGACAACAATTTGACAACTTTTGCAAAAATGCGGGGTCGCCGAAGCAACACCCGCACAACGCACGATGCCGTAAAACGACATCGGTACAAAGATATAAACTTATTTTCGACCGACAAAACGGAGTACGAAAAAACATCCCATGATGACAGTTGTGCAGATTGCAATGATGCCGAGCCAACGCAGGTTCTTCGGTGTCGAATCCTCTTTGATCTCTTCCGTGCTTGTGTCTTCCTGTTTGTTCGTCGTGGTTTGTTCGTTGGCGGCTTCGCGTAATTGCTCGTCGACGATCTGACGAATAACGGATTTATCGACGGTTGCCGTCGTGTTTGTGGTTTTCGTTTCCGTTGTGGTCGTCTGCTGGGGCGGCGGGATTCCCAAGCTGTCGGCAGCGGGGCTGCTCGTATCGTAGATGGTTGTCGTCGATTTCGTTTCCGTCGTGGTTTTCGAAATCGTTACGACGTCGCGCTGCTCCTCCGTCTGCTCCTGCGTTGAGGTTTGCCGCTCCGATTCGGCCCGCTCTTCGACGCGCTCCTGTGTGGATGAACGCGAGGTGTTGCGCGTGGATGCACACGCGCAAAGTAGAACGGCTGCCACTATTGCGAAATAGTATCTTTTCATAGGCTTACAAATGCAGGATAGCACGACGATTACCGATGCCTCCCATTTTACAGGAAATGTGAAGCCAGCGGAAATTACGTTCGTCGATAAGTTGGTCGAACGAAATATCGCTTGCGCAGATCATGTCGAATAGCTGCTTGTTCCCCTCGACCGTTCCCGTCGTTATATCAGCGGCTTCGCCTTTGACGTGCTGGCTGGTCGCCACGCCTCCGACGGCAGCATTGAGGGCTGGCGACCGATACCCGCTGTTTACGCCGATAGGTTTGCCCCATAGCCGACGGATTGGGTCGAGGCAGTTATCCATTAGGTAATTCAGGCGTCGGAGAACGTCGTGTGGCGGCGTGTTCTGGATTCCCCTTGCTTCCGCCGTGTCAGAGTGGAGCAATTCGGAAAGAGTGAAATGCTGTGCCATACCTACCAGCGTTTGAAGATTGCGAAATGTACGATCTCGCCGACCAGCGTACCGATAGCGTCGGCGGCAATATCAAGCCAGTCCCAGCGTCCGTCGCTTTGCATATCTTTGATTTCAGCTGTCAATCCTGCGCCGACGCCAAATTCCCAGCCGAGTAAAGCTGAACCGATAAGGCATCCGAGGAGGTGCAGAATGCGGTTCGACTTGAACAGGAAAAAGTCGCTCACTTTTCCCAAAACTGCGGCCATTTCGAGGGCCTTTTTCAAAATGTAATTCATATCGAATCCGATTTAATATGTGTCTTTATTTACTTTTTCAGCCCGGTTGTCTTCCTCGATGTGGCATTGTTCGAGTTCGTCAATACCGAGCCGTCGCCCCAGCAACGAAAAGACGTTAAATGTTATCCGCTTGCCTTTTGCTGCAAAATAGTTAGACAAACACGACGATAGTTCATTACCGTAAATGATGGCGAAAATCAGGTATTTCAGCCAGTCGGCGGCAAATCCTATCGAAATAGTAATGCCGAGCATGACCCAGCACAGGTATTCGCACATTTTGTTGACCGTGCGGCGAACTGCCCGCGAAATGCGCACACGCTCACCCCTTTTTCGGGCTGCTTCACAGCCGAAAAAGAGATCGCAGACGATAACCACAGCTGCAACGACCAACCAAATGATCGAATCCGCAAGCGCTTGATAGAAAATCGACGTCAATATCGCTGTCGCCGAGTTCTGCACGACGGTTTTGGTCATTGTCGATTGTTCGGTTAGCGGGTTCATACGGCGTCGATGTTATGCGCCTGCTCTTCCTCGGCTCGTTCCGCATCTCGCGTCGCTTCGAGTTTGGCCAGCGTCTGTTCGTTTCGGTTGTATTCGGCGTTTGCGGCCTCGTATCGGGCGAAATCGTCGGGGTATGTTTCACGAAACGACGTTCCGTTTTTGAAGCATTTCGCGGCCCGTTCGTCCGACGATGCCATGATCGCGCGCAGTTCCAACTGGCGCGACTGTAATTCGTTAATTTGCTGCTGTGTTTCCATCGTTGAGTAAGTTTTTGAGTGTGAATAAATCGCGTCTGCGTTGTTTGCGGACGTTGTATTTGCAGATTTCCCGTTGCCGGAAATGTTTGACGACCGTTGCCGTCGTGATGTCGTCGTCGAAACGGATATAGTCGCACCATACGGTTCCGACCTCTGCGGCGATGCGTTTACGAATGTTGAACGTATCGAAATGCCGCATCAACCCCAAATAGGAGTTTAGGATTGTCGCCGGCTTCTCGACATGCCGGGCCTTGCGGCGGCTACTGTGTCGGCATGCTTCGTTGTAGTAGTGAATCTTTCCGAAACACCGTGCGACGGTTTGGTTGTTCGTGTAGACGCGGTTGTATTTGATAACCGCACCTAAAAATTTGATACCTTTCGAGTAGTGTTGTAGGTAGAATTTCCGCGGGTGCATCGTCAGTCCCCGTTCTGCGGCGAAATAGTTTCGAATATAAGGCATGGACGTAAGAAATGATGCCTTATCCCGGACGACGAATGCGAAATCGTCGACGTAGTTCACAGGAGCGAGGCCAACGGAGCGCATCCACCGCATCGCGGGTGCGTTGTAGAAATTCGCGTCGGATTGCGACGTGAGGTTCCCAATGGCTAAACCGAGGAACCAATCGACATTGTAGAGGCTCTTCGAGCGCGGCAGGTCGGCCCAGTCGCAAAGTGGAGTTTTCCGCACGGCGTTGTCCTGCGGATTATGCAGCGTAACGACGCGGATAAGATACAACAGCGTATCCTTATCCCATCCCTCGTAGCGTTTGGCGACCAATGCGACCAACTCGTCGTAAAGACGGCGTTTGTCGATGCTCATAAAGAACGATTGCAGGTCGAATTTTGCCACATAACAGTCGGCGGTATAACCTTTCGACTGGTGGAATATCTGCTGCTGTAGGGCCTGTATGGCCGCAAGGTTGCCTTTCCCGACGCGGCAGCTGAACATGTTATCGTCGAGTGTCCCGCATTCCTCGAAAAGAGCTTCGAGGCGCATGACGATATAGTGCTGCACGATTCGGTCGCGGAAATCGGCGGCTACCACCTCGCGCAGACATGGTTTCGTAACGATAAATGCTATGGATTGCCGCGGGACGTATTCGCAGTTGAATACCTCGCGGGCGAGCGCAACAAGCTCGCTTTCTTCATCGAGCCAAAAGCGTATCGCGTTAGCGGTATGCGCTTTGTTTTTTAAGCACAGGCGATATGCCGCCCGCATTGATTTATAGAACGAGGCGAAAGGGTCTACATTACCTTGAAATTCGGAAACCGGACGCACGGCGCCCGTGCTATACTTGTCGTTGCCGTTCACGTAGCCCGTGTCGCCGTAGTAGACGAACGCGTAGCCGGAACCGTACTCGCCAGTTTTTTGCATTGTCGGTATAACTATGAATGATAGTATGCAAACCCTTTTCAAAATAATAATTATAGGC